GTCTGGCGTACCAACGCTGGCCCCTCGCACGGTATGACGAGTGCGAGGAACACCCACCTTTCGACCAATTAGTCGATGAGTGGGACCCAACATTGGCCGTCGCCTTCCTGCTACTCCTCGCAATAACGCCGTTATTGGCCGCCGTATACCGCTACTGCAATCCATCAGACCCTACAACTCCCGTGTCCGACGACGGAGATGATGGGGCGGATGAAGCAGACAACATAGAGAAGCGGTACGTCTATCTCTACATACCAAGGGACGAGAAGCGGTACTCGTGGTATACACTGTACGGGTGTTGCTCTAAGCGTAGTGAGCGCACCCTCGAGTACGAGGAGCTGCCCAAGGATGAGGACACCGAATTCTCCATCGACTCATTTGCAGGATACGCCACCGAGGACGGGGAGGCCAGGGGTCTGAGCTGGCTCGAGCTGTACGGCTACAATCGAGCAGAACATGTCGAAGTAGACCTCGCAGCTATCCGACTCGTCTATAAGGACAAGCGCATCATCAGCATGCTCCCACTGCGGAATGATTACACCGTCATTGAGTCAGTCCACACCCAGGTGCGGGGGGCACTTTTTGACACCGGACGCTTCGAGGGCCGCAATCTACTACTCCACAACACGACAAATTTCGTCATGAATCGACTGATTGTGGCCCAACTCTCAGCGCGGGCAGCAGCCGGTTTCCGTGGCCACACGCACCTCCCGTCAAACCTCGTCGCAGCCACACGACTCTCGCCCCAGAGTGGTGTGGCGTACACCGGGTGACGTGCACCAAAAACGCATTCTCTGATCCCGAGTACGTCGACAACGGGGACTATGTCCCCGTGACAGGCGCACAATACTACATCAATGGAACACTGTCCTTCCCGAAATGGGTCGCAAAGAAGGTCGATACTTTTTACCGCACGTACTACGGCTACGGAGTCGCACACTCCGGAGAGACATGGTGTCGCTGCGATGACTGCCTGAGCATAGCTTTGCACCGGAACACTGGGTCACGTAAACCCGAAATTCCTGGTTTTGAAGAATCTTGCCGCGCAGCGCAGCGTGAATTTGTAGGCCGAAACCGCCACATCATCCTGCCGTACTTACAGAGCATCTTCGAAGAGGCATTGCGTGAAGTCCCCGACCCGATCCGCCTAGTGAACGACGAGCATGATCTCCCCCACCCGAAGAAGCAACTTCGGATACAAGCTTTCCTCGAGTTGTTGCACCTTGGATTGCTCACGTCGTGGAACTGGATGCGACGAAACCCAGAAGTAAAGCTCAAGACTGAGGAGATCGCTAAACCAGGGAAGAAGGGGCGGACAATTGCCGACCTAGGCGTCGAGGCCTCCCTTCGAGGCGCCTTCATTGTGGAGCGTATCAAGACGGTCATGGCCCGACGACCTCTAATCCTGAACGGGACTGTCATTCGCTTCGTCAAAA